CGGGTATTGGTTGCTGACCTCAGGTATAAAAACCTGGGGTTTTTGTTATGCTTTAGTGATAAGGATTATTTTAAATGCCAATTAGGGATACAGAAAAAAATAGAGAATATCAACTTGCCTGGTATCACAACAATAAAACACGCCTTAAACCAAACGTTAAAAAACGACGAACTGATAACCGAGGTTTAATTGACGCGTATAAAGAAGAGCTTGGATGCAACTGTAGTTTATGTGGTGTAATTGACCACCCCATTGCTTTTGACTTTCACCATATTGATCACAACAAAAAAGAGTATACAGTCTCCAGGATGGCAGGATATAAATGGGAGCGTATAAAGAAAGAGATTGATAAATGCATTATGGTGTGTGCAGTCTGCCATCGCAAACTACACAAAGGTTTATTGTGTTTACTGGGTTAATTAACGAAAATCTACAGCCATTCTTGGTAAATCAAATTTAGTTCTACCGCCTTGTCCTACGTTTGCTCCAATTGGAGATTTGATTAACACGTTTGATGCACTTGGGTTATTTTTATTTTGTGTTTTTAACCAATCTTGCAATGCACCATACATTGGTTGTTGCACTTCACGTTTGATTTCTTCATTGGTTACGTTAGGTCGCAATAAATTATCTTTTTTAGCTTCTTGGAGTAATTGATTTACTAAACCCATGTGCTTACCTGCTAGTGCAGGATTAACACCTTGAATTAAATCTCCAAATTGATTTACCGCTTGAGAAGCCAAGCCAGGATTTTCAAGCATTAAAGCACCCATTGGGCTTTTTAACGTATTACGAATAGTGCTACGAGTAAAATCAGGGCTTTGACCAACTTGACCTAAGTAATACAAACCTTCTTGGAATGCATTAGGAGTTATGTTTTTTCTTACAGCTTCTTGGGTAAACCGATCAATAATTTGTCGTGCTTGTCCACGAGACATCGCAATGTCACCGTAGTCAGCAGGAAGATTAGATAGCGAAGCTGAATTAAAAAATTCCATTAACTGTTTCTAAGTGTTGCTTTGATAAACCAAGCAGCTTTAAATGCCTGGCCAATAAGGTCAGCCATGTAGTTTTGGATATCGATAGCGCCCACCTTGGCAGCGATAGGCTCAAGCTTCTTAGCCTTCATGCCCAACTCCTCAAGGTTCTTGTAGTACACAGCAAGCTGGTCAGTGCCTTTATAGCTGGTGACCTTCTGGATACCAGGAGACATATCGGCTAACCCGCAACCACACGTTGGCATCAGATAATCCATCGACCGAATGAATTCGCCTAACGTATCGAACTGCGTCAGGTGAGCTTCGTATTGATCTTTAAGAAAGGCATGCACCCCTAAAAAGTTAGCACCCTCATAATTTAAATGGATTAAATGAGACTGGGTCTCCAGCTCTTTGATGTAGGCACAAAGGGCAATGCATTGCTGGATGAACGAACCAACGTCCCCGTTCTTTGATTTAGCAGGACCCTTAGGCTTGTCCTGGGGCTGAGGCACCGCTTGAATCGGAGCAGTCTGAAGTTCTTGAGCTGCTTGAGGGCTAGGGGTGTACATGATTCAACACTTAATACTTTTAGTTTATCAAACAATTATTCAGTAACTTCTTCCCAGTTAATTGCCGCAAGCACATCAGCACCTGCTACGTCTGTTTGAACAATTAGTGTTAATTCAAACGGTGTTGAAGTAAAAGAATTACGTTCGAGTTGGTATTTAAGAATATCTGTGCGACTAAGATCAGTGACTGTTGAACCCTGGTTAGAACCAACCATATATCCTTCACTTAATCTTCGACCACCAGTAAAGCCAGTTGCCGTAAGATTGTATTCGACATCGGCGTTTGTTCCAGCATCAACCCATGTACCGCCAGAAGAAGTAGCGTTGGTAACTAATTGCCAGTTGTAAACGGCATTATTGGTCGTTCCTATTAACGAAACACCAGCCAACACGACAGCAGCATCTAGCCTGGTACTTTTTAATCGAATACCAGCAACAGGATAAAATACACCAGTAGCTGTAAGATCATACTTTTGAGTAACGGAATGACCGGCCGTACCACCAAGACCCTTTGGTTCATAGCCGCCTTCTGAAATAACAGTGGCACATATTTGCTTTGCAGTTGAGCTGGAAGCTGTTGTACCTATGTTTTCAATCTCTTGCCGCAAGGGCAAGATTGCTGTAGTCATATAAGAAGTTGCATTAATGTTGTCGTTATGGAATGTATGTGCAATCTCTAAATTACCGTCTACAACAAACCCAGCACGAACGTCACCGACACCAAGCCATTCAATATCAGTCCAAAAGATATTAGCTTTGCTTGGATCTAAGATACGTCCCGTTACCCCAGAGCCATCAAACTTGTCATAGTTCCAATCTGTTTGTGCAATTCTTGTTTCAGAAACACTGCCAGAGGTATAACTACGAACAACAAGATAATTTACATTGTTAACTTGCTCAAAGAAAACCCCGTTTTGCGTACTAAATAAACCAACACGTTGCCTTAGATTGGTTTTACTTGTTGCAAAAACAAACGACAACATCGATAAGAATGATTTCCCTGGTTGGTATGGAAATACCCTTGTTGTTTCACGGTAAATATAATCGCCAGATGCAGTAGTTACTGCAAGATGAATGGCACTTTCATTTGCTTGATACGTTGAACTACCTGCTCCACCCGTTACTGTTACCCACTTACTGTTCTGTTGATAACGATGCTGACTATCAAAGACTGTAAAAGGTTCAGTAACACGTAAGCGACCAAATGCATCCCCAGCTGTTGTTGCTGGCTGCACATAAACAGGAGTTCCGCTGCTAGTTGTAACTTCTAATGGATGCCCGCTGCACGTTTGAACTTTAACAACTTCATACAGATTGCTATCAAGCTCGTCTCTATATAAAGGCATTGCTTTGTATCATATATTTCTTTATTCTATTCTTCCTTTACCGTTGTAATTACTTTTGAAAATACTCAAGCAACTCAGTTGCTCGTTTGTATTGATCAGAAGCTTGTGTATAATTTTCGGTAAGCACTTCTACAAAAGCATCAGCAATTTCGTTAGGTGTTAATTCACTTTCAAACTCTGTAATAGTGTCATGGAAATACTCTTTGAGTTTTTCTTTAGGCTTGCTCATGGAAGTGAAAGCAGCATTTAAACTTGCAAAAGTTTTTGATGTGTTGTGAAGAGTTTCTCTAGAATTTTTTGTTGCTAATGGCTCATCAATTTCAGCTACAACTCGATTTGCTTTTTGCCAATCAGAAAATGTCATGTGTTTTAAAAAGAATAGCGCCCACTTACGTGAGCGCACTTAAGTTTAAAGAGTTTCTTTTTTAGATTCAAACTCTTCAATAGCAGCCAGTGCGTGGAAGTATTGATTGCGGCAATACGGACCAGCTTCTGTCAAGCAAAAACGTTCCCACAGTCCGCTATAGCAGCTATTACCAGGTTGATAAATCTGGTACATGTGCTCCATAAAGTCTGCTTTTTGTTGTTCAAAACCAACATCCCAATTACGAAGTTGATTTTTAAGCCAAGGACCATCAAAAGATCCAGCAGTGTTCAGCTTTTTTTTCAGATCTTCAGTCATTGGAAGCGTTGTCGATTGAGTTAATGTTTGTAAAAACACCTTTGATTTTAGGATTGGCTTCCATAATCAAGTCGTTAATTTCATCCTGGAGCCCAATAGCCAGCTCTTCAGAAGTTCGACCTTCAAAGGGGTTGTATTCAATCTCAATCTCAACAGTCATTACGACAGTTAAGACTGGTGTAAAAACCTTTTCCATCGATAGAACAAAAGAACCTTAAAACAATAGCAGGCTTTTAAAGCAATGCCTCATAACGTCTTGGCAATTTCAGCATCTTTTTGCAATTGAGGCCAACGTGCTTCATATACATGTTGCCATACATGCTGATAGCCAAACAGTTTCCACACCAAGGCCCTTAGCCAATCGCCAAGCAGTAAGTCCCAAGGCTCAGATTTACCAACACTGGAAGGAGAAGCAACAAGCTTTACATCAGACAAAAAATAAATAACATGAGCAATGCCCATGCTTCTAGCCATATGGAAACCATCTGTTACAACATAAAGCGTTTTTGTTCCTGCTTTTTTAATTGATGATTGTGTCTTTGTAAAGTTTGTAACCGTATCCCAAGCCTGGTAATCTAATACAATCCGATAGCGTTCAATACCTGCGTCCAATAAAGTACGCATTACTTTTTGCGGGTCTCCCTCAGAAGACACAACAACTAACGAAGTAGGTTTTTCTTTTGCTAATTCAATCGTCTTAGTAAGACGCTGCAAAGAACCACCTAAATGCAGAATAGTTTCCATTACTTTTCCAGCAAGCGTTCTAATGAATGTGTTTTGGAAATTTCATAATACCCAAGGCGTTCTTGAATTACGTTGTAATAATTAATAGAAGCATCAACCATTTCTTCGGCAGTCATCTGAGAAGAAAGATTTTCATTAGAAATCATTGCAGCAGTAAGAACGGTAACACCCCACTCCAACTTGGAACCAATGATTGCAGAAAGAGGTG